GCGAGGGACTGCTCGATATGCGACTTGCGGTCAGCGATCCGGCGCATCAGGAGCGCGAGAATATCACTCTCCATCCTTCACCTCCTTGGGCTGCTGCGGTTGTTGCTGGGGCTGGCTGGACTGGATCAGAGTCTTGGCGACCTCGACCCCGATGCGTGCGCCTTCCATCTTCTGCTTGACGGAGTTGTCTTCGATTTGCGTGGCGAGACGCGCCCCGATCTGTGCCCCGGCCCGCTTATCTTCGGACTTGAGACGATCTTGCTGCAGCTTGAGGTTTGCAGCTTTGAGGGCCGTATCGGCTTGCAGCTTCTTCTCGGCCAGAGCCAGCTTGCCTTGAACTTCCATCCCTTTGATCTGGAGTTCCTGCTGCTGCATCTGGACCAGCGGGTCTTGGGCTTGCTGTTCGGCCTGCTGCTGGGCCATCTCGGCTTGGTCTTTCTGCAGCAGCTTCTCGGCAGCGACTGCAACCACACGCGACAGTTCCAGTTCGATGTCTTCCGGCAGCGGTTCGTCTTGGCCGGGCATCGGGACGCCCATCTGCTTTTCGATCTCGACGCGATACTGATAGGCCACATGCTCGTTGATGTGCGCCAGCATGGCCGACTGGATGGCCTGCGCGAAGGGCGACTGGCCCACGATTTGCTGGATTTTCGGGTCCTGCATCGCGGCCATGTGGACTTGGATGTGCGCCTCGTGGTCCTGATACAGGTATGCCTTCACAGGCTCCTGCTTGAGGATGGCCATGTTCTCGGACACGGGGTCACGCGGCTTGATGTCGTCGGGCAGCTTGATGATGTCGCCCGCATCTTGGATGCCCAGCACCTCCAGCATCTGCTGGTGCAGCTTGCCCATGTCGTAAAGCTGCGGAGCCTGCTGCGCGAGTTGCAGCGCGGCCTGATACTGCATGATCCGCTGCGCCATGGTCGCGGCGTTGGGATCGGATACGGGGATCACGTCCACGGGACCGCCAAAGTCCTCGCGGCGATTGAAGCCCTCGCCCACCTCGTAGTCATAGGCGTCAGGCATGTAGTCGCGGATGATCGCGGCCAGCAGACGCAACTCGTCCTTCATAGCTGCGTGCAGGCGGGCTTGGACGCCCGACATGACCTTGAGCGACCGCTCCAAGAGCGCCAACGTGGTGCCCACGGGGGCTTGCGCCGACATGTCGCTGACCTTGAGGTCCGCCACGGAGCCGATGCGACGACCCTCTTCCACCACGTTGCCCAGCAGGGTGTAGAGGACAGACGACGGTTCCTTGTACGGCATCGGGAACAGGCTCTCGCGGAGCGTGCCCCCAACCACGTCGGCATCGCGCCACTCGCCCGGCATCAGCGGGGTGTTGTCGCCTTTGATGCGCAGAGTCTTGGCTTTCAGACCCGCAGGCAGGTTCGACAGGGTGCCTGCGTCGATCAACTGGCGCAGGATGGAGGTCGCGGACTTAGCCAGACCGCCAATCAGGTGGATCAGGCCCGTGCCATAGAAGCCCATGCCCGGCAGGTAGGCATAATGCACGAAGTGCATCCGCTTGGTCTTCTTCGGGTCATCCTCGTACCAGTTGCGACGGATCGACAGGATCGTTTTTGTGTCCTTGTCGATGGTCACGACATAGGGCCGGGCGATGCCCTCCTCATCTGCGAACGGTTCCGGCAGGTCGAGGTCCACGTGCATCTCAAGAAGAGTATACCGCGTATCACCCTGAATATAAGTCGGGTCCTGACCGTCAATCTCGTCGTACTTCTCTTCGATGTCAGTCCGCTCGGCTTGGGGTTCCGGCAGTTCGACATCGCGGTAGAAACCCACCGCCTGCAGCTTCTTGATCTCGTTCTCGGTCTTCTTCATCACATGCGTGTAGCGCGGGCATGTGCGAAGCGTGGACGCCCCGTAGGACACCACGAAGTCTTCGGCGGGAACGAAGTTAGCCACAGCCCGTTGTTCGATGGGATCGAAGTACAGCTTCTTGAAGGACGACCCAGCCAGCGGCAGACGGAACAGCATCTGCTCCATCTCGGTGCGGTAGTCGGGCATCTCCTCGGTGATCTGGTAGTTCATCTCCTGCTCGACGCGGTGCGCCTGCCGGGTCTTCTCAGGGGTGATCTTACCCACAATCTTCGTGCGGGCCGGGCCAGAGGCAGGCATCAACTCGCCCATGGCCTGCGCTTGGAAGCGCACCACGGCTTCGGAGAGCATCGGGTGGTAGACGCCAGAGGCACCCATCCACGGCTGCGTCCGGTCTTCGATCTTCATGCCCAGCAGGTCCAGCCCTTTGACGTAGGCCATGGCCCACTCTTTGCGGCTGTTTCGGTCGGCCAGATAGCTATCCACCAACTCGTTGGCCAACGTGCCAAGATCGGAGTCTTCCATCAACTCTGCGAGGTTCGCATCGTGATCGGAGTCTTCTTCACCCTCACTGCGCGGATCGCCAAACTCAATGACAACACCGCCGTCATCCAGTTCGATAGAGACAGCATCGGCAGGATCAGCGATTGCGATTTCGATGTCGGGCATCGCGGAATCATCCAACAGGATGTCGGACGGGGTCATAGGTTTAGCGACAGCCATCGGTGTCTCCCACAAGATTTGTGCAGACTATAGCAGGAAACTGTGGGGATCGGGAAGCGGGATGTCATAGACCTGTATCGGGGAGGGACAATACAGAGGACATGTCCACGACACCCCGCCTCAACCGTGTGTAAGCATGGTGTGAAAGGAGACCGCCACCTTACACTGCCGCTGTTTTACCCGTCCTTGTCGTGACGGGCCATGTCCCCACCTGCGGCTGGGGGTAATCACCACAAAAGTACGCGCTTTGGCGCGTTAGTCAACGCCCCAGCGCCGTTTGAAATGCGCGATGTTTGCCCGCAGGGCTTCTTCCTCGCACTGCAGGGCGTATGGCGGCTTGCGCTGGTATGTCAGCATGGTCCTCTGGACCCGCCCAAGGCGCTTCTGCATGTCCGCCAGCATCTCTTGGGCCTCGCGGGAGAGGGGCGGTTTAGGGCGAAATGCGCCTGCCAAATCCTCGGAAAACCCCTGAAAATCGTCGTTTTCAGGCTCTTTTTTGTCGTTTTTTGTCATTTTTGGCTCATTTCGGGGTCGCTGTATGCGACCTTAGTAGTATTCCACCTTGTGCCTGTATGGAATCTCTTCATCAGGCTCGTCCGACGGCAGGCGGATAAAACCACCTTGGCGGAACCGCATCAAGGCCATCACGCTGGAGTCAACCAAGTCGTCATGGCTGGCAAATGGGAATGCAGCGATCTCCTCGACCACCTCCTCGGCCCAGCGGGTGGGCGGAACCCACACCAGACCTGACGAAATGATGTCCGAGACGGAGTTCAGGCGTGCCAGCTTGTCCCCAGTGCCCCGGTGGGGCGTATATTCGGCTACAGGGATGCCAGAACGGCGCATTTCTTGGAAAATTGCCGTCCCTGCGGACTTTTTTTCCACGATGAAGGCATCCGGCTCCCACGAGCGGTACTCTTCAAGGCACAAAGCCTTGAGTTCGGGGAACTCCAGACGCCGTTTGATGCTGTTTAGCAGGATGATGTGGTAGGCATCCCCCGCTTCCTCATTCACAAACACGCCCCACGTCGTCAAAGCCGTGTAGTCGGCCCGGTTGTTTGTCTCTGCAGCGGCGTCGAGCGACATGATGACGTATTCGCAGTATGGCGGGCTGTCCTTGTCCCACAGATTCCACCATTCGCGCTTGATGATGGCCGCTTCTTCCGCCGTGGGCTGCTGCTGGTACTGCGCGTTCCATTGGAACACGGGCATGGACGCCTTTGTCCGCATCAAAGCAGGCAGGTCGAAGAACTCAGGCCAGAGCGGGCGCTGGCTGTGGGTCACTTCCCCCGTCACGGGGTCTTCTTTTGACACGTCGAGGATGGCTGGGAACTCAATCACCTCGTACTGGTCGGCCCCCTCGTTCTGCGTCATGTCGCGGACCACCCGCCCCGTGAGGTCGTCCATGTGCCAGCGAGTCTGCACGATGGCCACGCGGCCCCCCGGCATCAGACGGGTGCGTGCACCGTAGGTGAACCACGCGTAAGCCTTCTCAAACACGTCGAAGTTGCCACTCAGCACGTCCTGTTCGGAGTGTGGGTCGTCCACCAGCAGCAGGTCAGCACCACGACCCGCGATGGATGAGCCAATACCGCAGGCGAAATACTCGCCGCCAAAGTTAGTGTTCCACCGCCCAGCCGACTTACTGTCCGTGGCCAGCGAGATGGCCGGGAAACACTCGCGGTACCGCTCCGTGTCAATCAGGTTTCGGACTTTTCGTCCAAAATCGACCGCGAGGTCGGTCGTGTGGGACACCATCATGACCTTCTTGCCCGGATTCCGCCCAAGGAACCATGCGGGGAAGTAGATAGAGACAAGCTGCGACTTGCCGTGACGTGGCGGAATATTGACACATACCCGGTCCGCCCCCTCCTCGACGCTCGGCCCCCGTTCAATGGCCATCAACTTGTCGGCCAAGATGCGGTGATGTCGGCCCACCTTATATGTGGGGTCCATGAACAGGCAGAATGCGATCAGGTCGTCATAGGCACGCTCCCGCTCCTTCCGGGCGGTGAGTTCCTCCACCAGCTTGTTCAACTCGTCCACCTCGTCAGGGGACATTGTGTCCACCTGCGACAGGAGCAAGTCGATCTCGTCTTCGGTGAAGTCAGTCACTCTGCACCTCGTCAGGCAGATAATCTCCCCGCACCAGCTTCATCTTGAATGTCTCCAAGAGCCACAGCACGTCGCCGCCGTCCTTCATACCCAGCGTGGCACGCGCATCCATCGTCCCGTCATCCTTGCGATAACCGATGATGATGACCTCATCATAGACACCGATGGCCTGCTCCAGCACGTTGTCCGCATCCTTCGCGGCGTCTTTGGGGTAGAACTTGGTGACGTTGGTGGTGCTTTCTCCGTTCACTCTTTCTCTCCATAAGAACTTAGGATGTCATCTAGGTCATCCGTAGTTGTTTTTAGCGCGTTCTGTTCTTTTGGTTGGTCTTGCTGGCTCTCGCCAAGGATAGCGTCGAGGTCGAGGGCTTCTCCGTCGATGGTCAACGGCTCGTCATCCGCAGGGGTCACGTCTTTCAGGGCGTTCAGGCGCTGTTTCAGCTTGGCCCGCAGGTCGTCCGTGGTCTGGTGCGTGATGGTGACTTCGGTCTTCTCGGTGAAGAGGCCCACATCCCCGATCTTGCCCAAGAGTTCCAGCGCCTTGATCCGCACCTTGGGGTCCGGGTTCTCCGTCTCTTGGATAAGTTTGTTCGTCACCAAGTGACGAATCTGGGTCGCAGAGGTCACGATGGCATGGGAATACTCTTTCAAGACTTGCTGGGTCAGCAGCAGTGCGGGTGGGGTTAGCTGGGCCACGTTCTTCACCGTCGCTTTCTTGTTGGTCGCTGCCGGGTCAGACGAAAATGCAGCGGTGATGGTCGCCGCCGCCTGCTTGTCTTCTTCCGTTGGCGCGTTGATCTTCAACCCATGCCCGGCCAGCATCTGCAGTGTGTTGCAGGCTGCGTCCACCTTATCCATCAGCCCCGTTTGCAGCCGGGAGTCTGCACCGAGAGGTGTCTGGTTGTCAGGTGTGATGCGCAGCACGGATGGTGTCCGAGTGGTGAAGTTTCACAAAATATAGCCCCCTTTCCGGGTTTTTGGGAGTCCCTTTGTAAAGAGGGGGTACCCCTGTTTTTTAGTGATGTTCTGTGCCGAAATTTAACAGGGGGTGGGGTATTGTTTTGTGTTCTGAGTTTGTTCCAAACTGAAATGTTTGTGTGGAATAGTAATACTATAGCAGCGCGCCGCCCTGCCTGCCGACGGGGGGTGCCCCCCACGTGGGGGTCGGGATATGCCGTTTTGTGCTGTTTTGTTACTAGGCGTGCTGGCGTATCCATTGCGCTGTCGTCCGGTTAGTGCCAGAACTAACTCACCGAAACGGCAATCACGCCAATCGGAAACGCCATCGAAAGGAAATATCATGGCAAACGCTAAAGCAAAGACCCCCGCCGCTAAGACCCCCGCGTTCGATCTGGCCAAGGCCGTGTCGGAATGGTTGTCCGGCATGGACCGGACGGAAACGTCCACGGCCACGCTGGCCGCTGGCCTCTGCAAGGATATGGGCCTTGCGGTTAAGGCCGACCTTAGGGTCTTCGGTGCGCCCAAGTCGACCGAAGAAAAGGCCGACAACTTCCACGTGTCGGGCTACGCCCGCATCTATGCCGCCGTGGAAGAAAACATCACGGTCAAGGGCGTGCGGATCACGCCCGCCACGGTCGCGGCCTTGCGCGACAGGAACGTGGAAGGCAAGACGCTGTTGCAGGGCATTCCGAAGTCGGTTTCGGATGCGACCAACTGGAACGGCCAGATCAAGCTGCGCATCAAGACCCTGCGCGCAGCGTGTGAGCGCCACCTCGCCATCAAGCCGGAGGGTGGCGCTGGCACGGTCAACACGCCCAAGGGCGAGGTTGAGAAGCTGATGGAACATATCCAGAAGCTGTTCAACGCCTCGCAAAAGGAAGGGTTCAGCGCTGCTGATGCCGCCACTTTTGCAGCGTGGGCGCAGCAAGGCGCGGCCATGATCGGTGGCAAGATCAAGGTTGCCAAGTAAGACAACGGGGCGGGCCGCAAGGCCCGCCCTTCCTTCAACTGGAAAGGGAAAGACATGACACGCAATCAAACGATCTTGGAATTTTCGCGCCTAGTCGTGCAGCTTCAACATGCCGTCACCAAGTTTCACGGCAAGACGACCCTGACGCAACTCGATATTGACCGCATGACCGCCATGCTGAAACTGATGGAAGGGAATGCCCATGCGCATCCGTGACATTCTGGAAGCCGTGATCTTCTTCGCGTTCTGCTACGCCTTGATCTTCCTGTTCCTGCTGTTCTGATACCCACCCCGCAGCCGAAAGGTTGCGGGG